ATTGGTTCATACGGGTGTCAAACCCGCTAATGTCAGCTCCAAAACACATCTCACTCATGCCAAACCAATCTGCAATCTTCCCCCAATCATAAGACATGACATTGATTCCAACTGCACATTCAAATACAGTGATATCAGTTTTCATCATCTCCATCAACGGGAGGAGTAACATTCGGCCGATGATAACATCAGCGACTTGAGTTGCACAAAACACTCGAGGTTGCTTAGTCCGGTAAATACCGTCTTTGCAGGTTACTTCTCGAGGTTCAACTTTCAGGGACGCAAGGTTAATGGGCAAAGCCATCTCACCCCGGATATAACCCTGTAGTCGTTTGTGTACAACAGCAAGAATTTCCGGTGTAAACATCTTTCCATCGGGAGCGTATTCTACGGGACAATCAATGATATACTCATTTTTCTTACCGTTGAAGCCCACCCCCATAGAGGTTTTCAAATTCATACCTCTGATCGAATGGTTTTCTGAATCACCGGATACAACGCTGTGTATATCCAAGGGCTTGACCAGTCCCTTGAACTTCTTCAAATGGGGTTTGATCTTGTCAAGATATGACCCACATGCCAGACTAGCCTGCAGTTCAGTTAAATTACTGTCTGCATGAAAAGCTTTCTCAGCCCACTTGTGATACGGGCTGTAATAGCCTATTTCAGTCGTAGGATCATGTCGCTCTCCAAAATCTGGTACACCCCACTTGAAGATTCCATTTTCAAACTTGTTGACCCATCCTAAAATGGGTGTAACGTAGTCTGCTGTCGGCATAACAACTAGTTTTGCCTTTTGTCGAGCCAGTCTAAGATTTTTGACTGTCCCGAGGTAGCGGATGTTTCCACTTTGCCAATTCAAAAAGCTGTGCTTGGAAGGTACAGCTTGGATTTCGAGCTTGTTTCCGTCCACAGTGTATTCCTCATCTTGGTAACCCATAGGAGGTTTCACGTGGTCTGTGAAAAGCTCATCAATGCCAGCTTGAACAACTTCTCGGCTTGGGAAAGCTGCCGCAATTCCAAAGTCACCTGAAAGTAACCCTTTCGCATGTAGACCCACAAAGTATGGTCTGTCCTGGATAGTAATAACCAGAAGAGAACCACAGTACCCAGGGAGTGTGATACACTCGTAACCATAGGCACCTCCTCGCAGACCTTCTACATTGGCCACAGAGACTTTAACATCACGTATGTCATAATAAAACAGGTATCCCTGCTGTTTCAACTTGTCTGCGAAATTTGAAGTCTTCCATAGTGGCGTGGTAGGTACAAAGGGCACTAAACTCTTTCGGCAAATCCCAGGTACTCGTAAA